TTATCAGTGTAGTAATTCCTTTATAGACCATTTCGGGGTCAGACTTAGCAGAAACGATATACTTGAATGTAGGTATTCCTTTATCATTCAATTGTCGCATTCCATACTTAAATGGTTCATAAATGTGATGTTTATCAATTTGTTGTCCATCTCGAAGTGGATATTTCTCTCCCCATATATCGTATTTATTAGCCCAAATACTTACTGCCATAGGGTAATCGTTATCTTTTTTCTTTTTACCATTAGGCCATCTGTTTGCCATGATTGTATCCACTAAAAATTTCCATGCTAATTGATGGTCTAAGTTTGAAGGAGAGTCTAAATGTCTATGGTCTATCATAAAAATAATGTATCTTACTTTACGATTTTTCATATCTTTAACCCATTCTTTCCAATATATCGCTTCTCCCCCAATGTCTGCGCTTTTCAAGGTATGTGAATCCCCATCAAATTTAATAACTTTTCTTGAAGCCCTTTCTAAACCAACTGTTCTTTTGTTAATTTGTTGAACTTCTCCCCTTGTTCTTAACTGATGGCTTAGGGTTGTTTTACCTACCATTGTTGAGCCATATACTCCAAAGTTAATAGCATGAACTTTTTTATAAAACGAAACTACTGCTTCGGTAATTAAAATTGCAAAACCTGCCATTACTGACATTCAATGACCTCCGAATAGAGATTTAACTAATTCAAAAATACTACCCATTATACTAATATCTAGGACTACTCCTAGAATATTACCAACTAGAAAAAAGAATAGTGTGGAGCAACCGCCCCAAAACCATGCTCTCATCTTAATAAAAAACAAATCAGCAGAATGCGCTCTTTGTTGATTGTATGCGTAATCCGAGTCGGAGAAACCCATCAAGTCACTAAGAACCAATCAATCCACCTCATTGTTGAATAGTCGCCAAAAATTCGTTTGGAATTTGACTTTCTTCAAATGAAGCAGTTGGGGTTTCGGGATAAACATTATTCCATGCTTCCCTTTTATTGACTCCGTATTGTTTCATACTTTCACGAAGTTTCTGTCTAATTTGCTGTTCTCTTGCTACACGCTGAAAGTGTGCTTCAATCTGCCTATCAAGCAATCTAATCTCAATCTTATCATTTAGGGATAAGTCGAATAATGCTTTCATAACCATGATTCCACCAACAGTAATCAATCCGAAAAGAACTGAATGTGCTATTGGAGTATATGGAAAGTTAAGACCGTAGGCTGAATAGAAATACACATTTGCTCCGCTAATGGTTCCGACAAAAAGAATTGTCATAACCAATCGAGTATCGTTATTTAATGCCGCCATTAAATCACCTCAAGCAAATTCAACAGAACAGGCCATAGCACCAGAAACTTCTTCCAAAAAGATACCATCTGTGCATAATACGCCATGCATGTCAAATTCTATAACTGAATCAGGCTGACCGAGAATAATTCTTGCAATTTCTTTTCCTGAATTATCTGTTCCATCAAACACTTTAATTGTCGCTGGCGCACCAACAGAACAAGCATGAATTGAAATCAATTTTGCTTGACCCCTAACAATTAACGCATCTGCTGTTTTAACACCACTACTTCTGCAACCTGCTACCATTGAATCACCTTCGCTATTTGAGGCAGGTTGGCCCTGCCTATTTAATGTGTCGGTTAAATCACTTCTTTAAGGAAGATTTAGGCTTTATTTGAGCCTTAGTCTTCTTAATTGGTGATTTTGGAAGGATTGTTCTCTTTGGCGTTGGAAGAAGTTCTTCAAGCAATTCCTTGCTAGTTAAATTTTCTTTACCCATTTCCTCAGAAAAGATTCCTAAAAACCTTTCATTTAAGTTGGACAATTCTTCTTTATCTTCTTCATCAAAAGTAAAGAAAAGATTCGGGTCAGAAAGACGGATAGCCGCCCATTTTAGCGGAACGGCTACCCCATCTTCCCTTGTAATCTCTTGCTTTGGATTGATGTAAAGCCGACGAACTGATGAATTATCACTTAATCGAACTCTTACCATTCAATTCACCTCAAATAAGGCCCCAAGCACGAATTCGGACAGCACACGCAGGGTCGCTATCATCGCCCACTGTTGCGTTTGTTCCATCTAAAGCCGTGAACATCAACTTAAATGTAGTTGATGATGCGTAGGTTCCTGTTGCAGAAGTTAGAATTGATGGAACATGAGCGTTTGCACCCTCACTTCCACAAATTGTCACACAATGAATTGAAGTTAATCCGAGGTCGGAAGCGTTAATTGTTGCTCCTGCCGCTACATGGGAAGTCACATCAATTAAAGCATCAACGACATATTCATCACCGACTGCCTTTGGTCGTGTATTGCCCTTATGGTCGGGCAATAAAGTTGTTGTAAATGCTAGTGCCAATTAAAACACCTCACTGTCCGATTGCTTGGAAATAAACAACATCGCCGCTTGTGCAAATTAAGTTAGCAGTTCCGCTTGCTAGCGGTAATGCTGACTTAATAGTAGCCGCATTTGCTTCTACTGCTGCGCCTTTATGTGAAATTACGATACTTTCTATTAAAGAAAGTCCGGTTTCAATATCGCCGTCTGTTCCGTCTGCCGTTGTTTGACCGCAAACTAATTTACGGTTTCCTTCTAAATTCATCTCTAAATGTATTACTGTTGCAAATGCCATTCTAAATCACCTCATTGTATGTTTGTTATCTTTCCTTGACCTTTGAAGAATGAACAGCCAACTTCACCAATTGTTCGGTAAAGTGCTCGGTTGCCCAAAGTTCCCACACCAAATGGATTTCCGTTAGCGATACCATCCTCAAAGTATTGAGTTGGTTTCATAACAGATAGCCACAAATGGTCTGTATCAAGGAATAGCATATCACTTAGTTTGGATGAAGCCGCACCGGTAGCGGTCATATCCTTAACAGGAATCAATGGAATGTCGTAGTAGGTTGCCACACGGAAACCAACTTCTTGTCCCTTTGTTCCACGAACACCATTAACCGTAGGAACAATTTCCTTTCGGTCCATGAATCGCTCTTGGCTTTGCAATAGGTCAGCAAGGGCTTGAATGGTATCATATCCGGTTAGAATAACCTTTGGTGAACCACCAGCAAGTCGCAAGTTGCGAACCATGTTGTTTAGAAGAGTTAGCGTCAATTGACGAACATTTCCAGCAGTATAATCAGTACCGAAGTCAACTTCTGCATCAAGGAAAGAAGCGGCAGTAAATCGCTCACTGCCGTAAATCTTACCTAATGCGTTAGAAGCGGAAGTAGTATCAGTAGCAAGAACTCCACCATCAATTAGGAGTAGTTCTGCTCTTGATGTAATAACCTTCAACAATGATGAATAGTTGTTTCCAATGTTAGGCATAGCGGAAGATTCACCGTAATGTTCCAAAGGCATAACAAGCATCTTGTTTTGAACTTCTGCGTGGTGCTTACCCATATCTTCACGCATTTGCGCTCGAATATCTCCAATTCCATCGTCAATTTGTGCCATTTCCATAGCAAGTTCGCTGAAATCGAATTGATGTGCAACAACCTTTGGACTCATGTTTAATTGAGCATAAGTTGGAGCAATTGGGCCTAATCCATCTTGTGCAGTTGAAAGGGCAGCATTCTCAGGAACACCACCAATCATGTCTGCTCTTGGGGAATCTGAACCTAATTCAGCAAGGTTTTCTGTTCCGCTTGCATCAACAGTGAATAAGTTTCCACTTCCACCAGCAGGTCGGCTCTTAAGAACTCGCCATCCACTCGAAGAGTATGGTCGCTTTGCAATCATTGATAGTGCGTTCACTTCTCGGTTTAGCATAGACCAAACCTTTTGTCCATAAACGATGTTGTATAGTGCTGAAACATCACCAACGGCTGAACCGGACAATGCCGGAGAACCGTCGTGACCGGTATGAATACCGCCAATCATTCCTGCTTGCTTCAAAAGAGCATTACCAGCAGGTAAATTGTTAATTCCGTATGTTTGTGCTTCTAAATCTCGTATTGTGTTAATATATCCTGTCATCTTAAATCACCTTCAAATGTTGTTCACCATCTTATGAATGTCGGACCAATCCATTTCGGCAAGGTCGTTCATTGATGGGAGGGTAATAGTTGATTCTTGTTGAGCCTTAATGATTGAATCCTTCTCGGCTGTCAAAGACTTTCGCAATTGAGTAAATTCTTCCTTAAGAGAGGAAATCTCACTTGCAGCGTCATATTGTGACTTTGCGAGAACATTCTCACGGTTTGCTCTTTCAGAAGCAAATCGGGACTCAAAGGACTTTCGGAGGTTATCGTAAGCAAGTGCTTCGAGTTGTTCCTCACGGAAAGCGGCGTAAGCCTTTTCAATGTTTGAATTGCTCAAATCAAGAGAATCAAATTCATTGTTGTTGAATGCCTTAACGACAGGCATATCAGACGAAGTTGGCTTACCGTTGTTAATCACGATTCGGTCAGCAGGTTCACCAATTTGGTTTCCTGCGCCATCAAGAGTACGAAGGTATGCTTTTGCTTCATCGTCTTGATATTCAGCCATTTCTTCATCATCAGCCATTTCTTCATCATCAGCCATTTCATAATTACCCTTTTCTTTATCGTCAGCGTCGGGCATCATCATTTGTTCATCATCATCAGCCATTTCTTCTTCCTTACGAAGCATATTAACTTCTTCGAGAAGAGTGTCTAACTCGCTCAGTGCTTTTTCTAATTTTTCGCTCATTTTTTCACTTCCTATATCTTGTTTTAAAATATCGAATTTCGCTTCGGGGTTAATGCCTTTTTCACAGATTGTCACTTCATGGAGTTCTAACTTACTTATTTCGTTATATTCCCCTAATTCGTTGTGGCTTTTCTTTACTTTTTGTAATGCCTGTCCACCAATACTAAATGACCTTAATGACCCTTTGCGAATGTTTCTTCCTACTTCTTTTGCTTTTTCAATGTCGTCCCTTAATTTAATTACAACAAAGAATCCAACATCATCAACTTCGGATTTCCATAATTTTCCAGTTTTATCTCTATATGAATCTACAACTTCACCGACTTGAACATTTGAGTGGTTAGTCATTACATTTCTAAATTTTGAGTCTTCCATGAACTTTTTTACTGATTCTTTTAATGCTTTTAGTGTAATCAAATCGTTTTGTTTATCCACGATTTCAATGCTTGCATATCCTCCAATCATCAAGTCGTCACTGCTCTTTAGAATGGTGAAATCATCATTCCTTGTTGCCATAACGCTTGTAGCCATGTTCCTCAAACGCTCCTACTCACTTTGAGTATATAATAGACTCGCTTTACTTCTTGGGAAGGGGCAATTTGTTATGCCTATCCTCATAGATATTCCATAAACCACTATCACTGTCTTCATCAGCAGGAGTTTGTTTATATCCAGACCATGCTAACCACATTTCTTCACCATCCACTTTAATCATTCTTATGTTGAATTTAGTTTCAAACTTATTACCTTCAAGGAAA